TCATCCGGAGACAATCCCGTCTCTGCGTCCAGCATATCCTCCTTCGTGAACTGATTCCCGTATAACTCCACGATACAATCCATAATGTTAAAGAACTGCTGTTTCGTGTACAATCGCTGTTTTTCTTCTGTCACCATCACATCATCACGTACTTCGAGATAGTTCAAATACGCCATCGTTGACATCTTTTGTGGCATTTCATATAATTTCCCGCCGATTATGATTGATCTCTTTTTTATTTTAGCTGCTGCCATTGTTTCGCCCTCCTTGTTGTTACTTTTTAATTTCCTTCTGGTTCTTCATTTTCAGCCCCATCCGGATACTCCTGTACTTGTCCAAACCAGTTCTTGATCGCTTCTGCCGCTTCTTTATATTCTGCGATCAGATTCCCTTCATCCACGCTGATGTGGTAATTCCCGTCAATCTGACGTTCATAGAATTCTCCGGTCAGCGTATTCGTCTGAGTGTTTGTCTCTGCCTGCTGCGTCTGATATTTCTTTTCAGATCCCTGTGCGAAACGCCCACAATATAACCATACGAATTCATATTTCTTATTCAGCATCCTTGACCTGTACCCCAACGCGATCTCCGGCGCTGTATCATCCTTGTTCTTAACAAGATAACCCTTGCTGTACATATGCCCATACACATCGCGCCTGTCCTGCGGCGCAAGGCTGTTCACTTCCAACTCTACATTCGTTCCCTGATAAGACATATTCACATCCTCGACTGTGTCGTCACTGTATATCTTTTCTGATGTGAAATTATCCGTGATCGTTCCGCTGATTGCCCTTGCCAGCTTCGTTGGTGTGCCCGTCGTGTACTCGGTTTCCGTATTCTCGATTACTTTCGCGATATGAATATCCCTAAAGGACACGTGCCTGCTTCTTATAATTTTTTCTACTCCTCCATCTGCCATTTCTATTCCTCTCTTTCTTCTTTCTCCTGAATGATCCAGAAACGCATCGCATTCGTGAAGATCCCCGTATCTGTCTCTGCCTGGTCATTTCCCTCTGTGTACATGAAGCCAGATGTTTTCATTAACTTCTTAACCCTCTTCACAAGATCCTGTTGATCACTATCCGACCATATATTCACTTGTATCTCCGCGCCTTCAACATCACATTCGTCGTCTGAATACCCTGCTTCATAGTCTCTTATCTTCCACAACGTAATATGAAGCCGACTCAAACTTTCGTCATACCATCCCTGTTGGACTATGATACCGTCGTCAGATATGGATTTCAGTGCTTCCGCCGCAATCTTTATTACATCCATCTTCATCACCTTCCAAGCTTTTCATTTAGAAACCGCTGATACTCTTCTTCTGCGAACCTATGGTAATCCGCTTCTGATTCTGCCTTCGTATTTTCGATAAAATCCCGCGGAGGCATCTTTGACGTTCCCCATTCTACAAATTTCATGTAGAACCAGTTCTCTGCATCTCCTGTCAGATTCCATCCAACTTCGCCCTTTGCCGCCGTGACTTTCTTCGGAATGTGGTCACTGGCGTGTCCTGGCGGTCTGTAGCCGAATTTCCCAGATTTTGAATTATCCGCTGATTTCGGCATATTTTTTTTCATCCGTGGCTCTGTGACATCGGCGCTGCGTTTAAATATCCGCTTGTTTATCGCTTTTATCTCCGCAGGCGATGCAAGCATTTCCATACCACGCTGCACTTCTTCAAAACCCTCGAATTTGAATGATATTTCCACGCTTGCGCCCTCCGTCAATCTTTTCTATACGCCTTCAGCTGTACATATTGGCGTTCATTTCTGCGGTAATCTGATGCATAGATGTCGTATTTTTCTCCCTCGAATTCGATGAAATATTCCTTTAGATGCTGCTGCATCATTTTTATCCTTTTACAGTAACGGACTTCAAAAACGATCGTATTTTCCAGCCGGACGTCCAACGCTTCATATAATTCTTTCCCGTATAGATTCCGGATATCACACCACGTTTCATAGTGCAGCGTCGGATCCATCTCCCGACGCCTTCCGCCTTCCAGCTTCCTATTCCGTTTGTATATCCTAATCCTTGCAGCCGCCATCTGTTCACCTCAACATTTCCTTCAACATCATAGACTGCACGGCGAATCTGATTCGCTCCGTCGATGTCGTCATATTTCCTCTTCCATCGTATAATTCTTTCACATACGCACAGATTAGAATCTTCTGTCTGCTTGTCGGATTTCCGGCATCAAATTTCGGGATCAGTTCATTCATCTCATCTATCACTGCATCCAGCATCAGCCGGATCAGTTCATCATCATCGTCATAATCAACGCGAATATATGTTTTTACCTGTTCAAGATCCATATTCCATCCCCCTTACAGATGCCGCCGCGCTTACTATCCGGCAATATCAATCGTAACCTCACCTTTTACTACCGCGTCCAGATCGACAGCCTGGACATCGAATCTGTCACGCACTTTGATCCCGGTCAGATCCTTCGCCCACAGGTCACCCGCTTCCGTTGATAGTTCAATCGTAATCTTCTCCCGGTCGAATAATGTAATCGCTTCTTTCAGATCACCAATGAAGAATGGATATTTCTCCGTTGCTTCTGTATTCCCGCTGTTTTTCAGTGTTTTATTCGATACAACATGAACCGGATACACACCAAACAGAAGGCGCTTCGACTTATCCGTCACATCTGGCTGAAGAATGTAGTTCCCTTTTTCATCTTTCAGTTTGTCGATATAGTTAAATCCGGACTGGTTTGTCAGTACAATCGAAGTCGCTGCAATCGCAGGATCCAGCGTCATATTAAACACATCTTTGAAATCATCGAACCCGGAAATCGGAATCACTTTCCCTGCTGTAATCTCTTCAAGCTTCTTCAATATAGCCGCGTTTCTCGTTGCTCTGGACTTTTTCGCAATCCAGCGATTCAGAAAGCCCAGAATATTTTCTGCCGTGTCTTGAAGCAGTTCCCGCGTCGTCTTCATAATCCCGCCTTTTTTCACAATCTTATACTTGATCTGCCTAAGCTTTGGTGTCTCTTCTTCCTGGAACTCCCCGTCTTCGTCCACGTCTCCCCACGGCGTTGAATCTGCGTCTACTTCAAATACTCTTGATCCAGACAATGTCCTGACAGGCTCGACATTTACATACTGCTCCAGATCATTTTCTGTTCGTCGCAAAATATTAATATCTGTACTGATGTCCTGCGGTACAGTGAAGCCGCCGTCTTCATCGCTTCCTTCACTCATTGCATCCATGATCTTCTGATCTTCTTCCTTCATCTTCGTCCTACGCAGCCCACAGACGATCCGATTCACAAATGCCCTGACAATCTGTGACTTCGCGAAGGTCTTCTTCGTATCCGGCTCTGAGCCTTCTATCTCCTTTGCCCTTCCGCCTTTTATCGCGTTCTGGATCTCTTCGTCGTCCTCTTCATCCAATTCCATCAGGATACTAAACTGTTCCTGCATATCACGTAATTCTGTCATACCATCCTGCATTTCCTTTGTCTTACCCTGCCCCTGAAGTCCTCTGATCTCATTCTTCTTATCATTGATTTTCTTCAGCAGCGCTCTAGCCTCTCTATTCATGTTTTGTCCTCCTTATATTCCATAAAGTTCCATCTCAGCAATCATCGCGGCTTCCTTTTCCGCTTCTTTTGCCGCCGTTTGTTCTGCTTCTATATCCTCCACACTCTGTATCTGGATTCCTTGTGGCTTATGCCTGTATCTGTCCATCATCCAGCTGACACATGCAACTGCTGCCGGACGCGCTTCAACATTAATATCAAAGACCTCACATGCTTCAGCCGCTGTCATCCATGTTTCAGCGTCAATTTTCTCCTTGATGATCTCTTCCGTCACACCATCCTGCACATGCTTCATATAGATATCTGTCATGTTCTGCTGGCACCTGTCCAGTTCATCAATCACATACGTCTTTCCCTCTCCTGCCAGAAGTATTTCCAGCAAATCCAGTAATCTCACTGTTCCATCTGATTCTTCTGAAAATCGGAAAAGAACATCCTCTTTTCCATGTGAAAATTCGATGGTCTGGCACTTAATTTCTTCTGTTTCATCAAGTGTAATGATGAAAAAATCATACTTGCTTCTCATTGCCATATTTATCTGATTTATATGTTCATTATTTCTAATTTGTATCCTGTTATGTTCAACATCTGCAATAACTCTCTGTCTTAAACTATCTGATAATTTCCCTAATATACTTTCTAATGACATATCCACCATTTTAAAACTGGTAATACCCGTTCCAAATGCTGTAATAATTCTGCATATTTCCTCCACGTTTTCCGCTTTGGCAAGGTATGAATAATCTGAAACTGGCTGATTCGGAAAAATAATATCAAAATAATACTTTATCCAAAAAAACACCTTCCGTAAAATTCCAGCCTGTTCATATTTCTCATACAGACTTTTTTTATTCTGGTTCATTACAGATAAAAAAAGAGCCGTAGAATCATCACGAATATCATCCGCATAAATGTTTACTTTTTCTGTCAAACCTTTAACTCTTAAATCTGAGCCAAGTTTATATGTTCCTTCTTCAATATTTCTTTCAAATATCACCTTTTCCGAATTATCCGGACGTAATTCCACCAGCCACTCTGAGAGGAACCGGCTCTGGCTGAGAACAACTTCAAATCCATAGGAATAGTACTTTTCATTCAGCATAATCTCAAGTTCAAAATAGCTGGGCTGATTTTTATTAGCGGGATTCACTTTACAGTATTTTTCTGTATGCCCGTCCGGAAGACCTGAAACAACAGTCTCCCGCATAAAATTCATTGCCTTTACCAGATTAGATTTTCCTGCGGCATTGGCTCCGTATACAGCAGCAAATTTTAACAGTTTAATTCTGTCATCATCATAAAGATGCTCCTTTTTGCTTCTGACTTTTCCTGAAATCATTGAAAATTCCTCTGTACAGGAATCATCCCTT